TGAATCGGTTTTGCGGCAACATCGCGGCAACATCGGCAACATTTCTAGGGCTTAGGAATCCAGACGCGCTGAACGCCATACGATCGCGTCCGCTTCTTTTCGGCCTCTCGCATCCACCCATCGCACGAGTCCATAGCCCTCGCGAGCGACTTGTACACGTACCGCGAGTCTCCGCGCTTCACGTCCTCGGGCATCGCGTCGTAGACCTCTCTCACGCACACCCTCGCCCCAACTCCCGACAGGTCGACGCCACTGCTTGCGATTGATTCGAGCCGCGTCTCTGCCCACTGCTGCACAAGTCCGACTATCGGGTCATCCTCTGTGTGCGCAGACTGCATCGTGAGTGCATAATCTACAAGCTGTTTCGGCATAACCAATGATGGGTGGTCTGTTTTGTAAATGTGAACGGCTTCAGCCCACATCTGCTCGACGTACTCAGGCGCTTCGTCTGAAAACATCCATTCGTTGCACGTCGTTGCTTTGCATTCGACTGGAAGAAAGCGGCGGTTGCCCGTCGAGTCTGTCAGGAAGTCGTGCTCATTCGTCGTGCCGATGAAGACACACACGCGCTTGCGTTGCTCCGTCTCTCGCGCGTACTTAGGCCTTATCACGTCTGACGTGCTCGTGACGAAAGCCTTTATCGCCTCGACTTCGCGCGTGCGCTTTGTGGCAAGCAGCTCCGCGAGCTCGGCTATCCAGAGCCCGCGAATCTTCTCTAAGGCCGCGTCTCCGTCAATCGTATTGAAGTTGTCCGTATACCACTGGTCATGGTGAGCGAGAAGGCGGACATACCTAGATTTTCCGATGCCCTGATTACCAATTAGGATCGGGACGTAATCGAATTTGCATCCTGGCTCGTATACGCGAGACACAGCGCCCAGCATGAAAAGGCGCTCGACCTCGCGATTGTATGCCGTGTCGTCTGCTCCAAGGCACGCGGTAATCAGCGTGCCAATCCTGCGCTCTCCATCCCATTCAAGCGAATCAAGCCATTCGCGGCACGGATTCTTAGAGTGCTTCTCGCAGGCGTACTGGGCCGCTTGCGTGATTCTCTGCACGCCAGTAATGCCGTACTTCTTCTCTATGTACGCCGTAAGGCCGATATAGTCTGTGTCTTTAATCGCCCTCTCACCCTCGCGGTCATCCCACGGAAGCGGGAGCGTCACCATGCGCTGGTAGGACATGCCGTTGTACCAAAGGTGGCCGCTCAGCCTATCGTCAATCATCACGGCACGCGCGGCGTTGTATGTGGTCTGAAGCATCGCGCCGTTCTTCGAATACATGAAGTCTTCGCCCAGCTCTGCGTCAGCCATACGCCCAGGTTTGCCAACCTCGCGCTGGTCTGTCTCGGCGTCTCCGCCGCGATCGTAGCGGCACGCGCTCCGCACGATGCGCTCAACCTCTGACTGCTCTAGCGGCACATCGCAGCGCGTTATGTTGGCTCCGGCCACGTTGGTAAAGATTTCCTCGTCTGAGCGTCCGATAGCGCGGAGGTGCGCGGCGAACTTGAACAAGGTATCGTCGCGCTTGCCCTTCGGTATCTTGTCTGGCAGGCGGAACTTGCCGTTGGGCTTCTTTAGCTCGTCCTGCCCGCCGTTGCGCTGGACGTAATCGACGAAGTCATAAACCGCTCCGTCCGCTTCCGCGATACCCACGTCGCGTGGGTCGGCCCACCACTCGTACAGCTCGCCAGATGGGTGGATGGATGGCGGCGGTATGACGTATGAGCCGTCTGAACGTATATCAACGCCCAGCTCATGATTGACGCTTGGGTGAATGCCCGTGCGGTCGGTACGGTAGAAGAGATGCCGTCCGCCACTGCCGGTGATTGACTCGGCTGTTTCTGGCAGCTCGCCGTTGGCCTTCTCCCACTCGCGCAGTGTGGCCATGCCGTCTTTCTCGTCGGAAACATCGAGGTCGATTACAAGCAGCCCGTGGCTCGGCATGCCGCACACGATGCCTATGTTGCTTGTCGGGAATCTGCGCCAACAATCTGCGGCGTTCTCTGGGTCATCCGTCCAGTCTTTCAGGCCGTTGGTCGTGATGGGCCGCTTTGATCTAGTGCCAAGCGGGAAGACGGCAAAGCCATGGCCCGCGTACCACACAGCGGCCTTGCCAAGCTCCGTCAGCGTGCTCACGTCCACGGGCTTGCTGGTCGATTCGTTCGCGCTCGCGTCATCCATTGTCATATCTCACCCCCAAAAGCTCGCAGATTCTCCGCGCAGACTGCGATGGTCGGCACACCTCGAAGCGGCATCCGTGGTCCTGCTCTAGCCTGCGCATGATTTTCAGGACCGTCTCGCCCTGCATCGGTCGGCTACGGAAGCGCGCGCATCCGCTCTTGTGCGGGTCGCACTTGCTATATCGGCGGTTAGCACAGTTGCGGCACGGTATGGCCGTCCATCGCTCTATGGCGTCGATGGTCGAGTACGGCCCGCCCACCTCGATGAGCACTACGAGACGAAAGCCCTCCGCATTGGCCCGCTCAATCTCTCGCACGAAACGCGCATGGTCGCGGCCAACATCCATTGCGACCTCAGCGATTGAGCGCTTAGTGTCCACCGATACGTTGGATAGCCCGCTCGCGTCCATGTAGTCACCAAAATCTAGCGTCTTTCGCTGGTAGGTGACGCCGTGCGCGTCCCACCAGCAGTGTTTGTTCTCGTGCTTGCCGCTCTGTTGACGGCTATCCTCGTAGATGCCGCCCACCCACGCAGCTTGGTGGATGGACGGCTTCGCGTTCGTCATGCGTGCCTATCCGCTAGAAAGGAATGTCGACGTTGTTGAAGGCGTCCTTCTCGCTCTGCGTGGTCGGCACGTGCGCCTTCTTCGCATCGATGGTCTTGCGCTCGCGTGTCTTCACCAGCCCGTCGCGCACGCGCTGCGCATCCACGACCTGCGCCACATTGAGCCTGATGCCCGTATCGCCGTCGTTGCGCTCGTACTCTTCCTCTTGGAGATTGATGCCAACGAGTCGGCCACGGAACATATCGAGTCGGCCCGCGTCCCACGCTGCGAAGGCATCGAATCCGGGATTGCTCGCCTGGATGGCTTCGAGCCTGCCTTTGAGCATCCCGAGCGCGGTGTCCTTGTATGACATGAAGATGTGGTGGGCGTATGGGTGGGACTTGCCCCAATCGTCACCGTAGTATCCACGGTGCTCGCCCTCGGCAATGTCGTATACGATCTCAACATACTGCTTGTTCTCGTTGTCGGTGGCTTCCGTGATGACGGCCACGTATGGCCCAGCGGGCAACTTCTCGAATCCCTCGTCGCTCGAAGCGGTCACGCTCGCCCAGTTAACCTTACGCATTCTGTTCCTCCTGTAAAATCGTTCGTACCTTGCTCTCGAATAGCCTGTCTCTCTTGTCGAAGCAATGCGAGTCATCGGCGAAGGCGCACGCCCATGCGTCGAACGTCCTATCCGCCGCCACCGACTCATCGCACCCGTCCTCGACCAGTCTCCTGTAGTGGGCGCAACACTCATCCATGCCGCGCTCCATCGCCCTAGTGCTTGGCATCGTCGCTAGGCTGGATGGTCGGCCAGCCCAAGAAATTGCGTATCCCGCAGTCAAGCGTAAAAATGTCGTTCGGTATCACATCGTCGTTGAACGCTCCGCAGCTCTTCGCAGGGCCTTTGTTAGCCACGACGAACTGGTGCTCGCCGCCGTTCAGCTCGCACAGAATCACGATGTTGAACATCCCGAGCAGATTTACCTTCTCGTTCAGCAGCTTGCCGACTGTGGCAGGCACGACGTTGCCCATGGCGTCAGTGTCGGTGTGCATCGTGAGGTACACGATCTTCTCGTCTGGCAGGTCGTTCAGGAACTCTATGAAGCGATAGACGCGCCCCGCGATTTCCTTGTACACCTCGAATTGGTCGCGGTACTTCTCGTCTCCCCAGCTGCCGCGCATGTAGATATCCGTAATGCAGTAGCCGAAATCGTCCACCACCACCGCTGGGAAGTGGTCGGCATAGACTGAGACGATGTGTTCGAGCTCGCCGAAGTCCTTCGTGCGCGCGAACTTCTTGCCACCGCGAAACGACAACATGGTTTTGGCGCATTCAATCAGCCCATAGGAGTCATTCGGTAGGTTACGCAATGAGTACGTCTTACCAGACCCGCTCGCGCCCAAAATCAAGACTGGCACTGCCATCACTCGTCACCACCATCGGTGAGCAGCGCTCGCGTGATGGATGGCAGCTCGCGCCCAGCGGCTTCGTAGACCTTTTGCGGGTCAACGCGCACCGTGGTGCTCTTCACGTAGCTTGACCCTGACCCGCTGGTGTAGTGCGCAATCTCGCATCCGGCTGGCATCTCGCCTGTCTTTGTGAAGTAGTACTGGGCGAAGTCGCGCAACGTCTCGAATGCGTCCATGGTCCCGTACATCACGTAGTCGGCGAACCACTCGCCGTCAATGTCCGCGCACCACTCTTCGAGCTTGTCCACATCCACAAGCTCGAACACGTCGTGATCCACCAACGGGTCATCCTTCACAATGGCGCTTATGGTGCCGACCTTCTTCCCGCCGATGCGAATGTCTTGCGACTTGGTTCCGTCTTGCTCGTAGCTCTCGCGGAGCTTCGCATCGACGCGCCCGCGAAGATTGTGCTTGTCTCCCGTGGACACCGCCTTGGCAATGACCTTGTACAGCGCTTGGAGCACGGCCAGCTTGGCCTTGTCATCCATTTCCATCTGCTCGTGGTCTTCCATGCCTTATCTCCTTTCCGTCCATCTCCGAACTCTCAACAGCGGCACGTGCAGGACGCTCGCCACCACGTCAAGTGGCACGCCGCGTCCGCACATCATCACCGCCGCAGCCCTGCAAATCTCGTCCACGCTCCTCGCTTCCTTCCGAGCTTCGCCGTCGCTGAGCCGTTCCGAGCTACTACTCGCACCGCTCCGCCTTAGCGAGTCTGTGCCGTGCTACTCCGATGCACTTCGGCGCTTCTCCACTGACTTCCGCGCCTCTCCGCTGCTATGCTTCGCCATTTCGTCGCTACGCAATTCCATTGCTCTTCCGTGATTCGCGTTGCCGTTGCGCGTCTGGTCGTTCCCATTCCGCAGCGCTTCACGTCACGGCAGGGCCCTGCTCATCTCTTGCTAATCGCTTCCATGCCATGCCACGCTCATCCAAAGCGCGTCTCTGCTTCGGCTCGCATATCTTTTCCCGTGCAGCGCAGCCCCCGGCTAGTCTCTGCTGTTCCACGGCTGAGCTTTTCTAAGCGATTCCGAAGCGCTTCTCCGCAAGGCTGACGCCGCGCCTATCCATGCTGCTCATTTCTCTTGCGCGTCATAGCTCCTCGATGCCGATGCAGCGCATCGCCTTTCAACGCCTTCGCGTATGCGCGGCAGTGCATTTCCGTCGCCTGTCGTATCAATGCCCTTGCTTCTCTATGCACTTGCTTTTTCGCGCCGCGCTTTTCTGCGCCTATGCACGTCCTTTGGCCGCTAATCCCACGCAGTGCAGGGCATATCCCAGCAATTCCGCAGCATGTCCTCGCAAGTCATAGCCAAACCTCGCAAGTCATAGCCAACGCCTTTCTTCGCTCCGCCATCGCCAGTCGATGCCGTTCTTCTCCAAAGCCATTCTTAGCCGTGCCTATCCGTTGCCCATCTTTTCCATCGCAGAGCACAGCCTTGCCGCTGCTGATCGCAGCTGTTCCGCTGCATATCGGAGCTTCGCCCTTGCAAATCGCAGCACTTCGGAGCTTCGCCATTGCGCGTCTCGTCTTTGCACATCGCACAGTGCAGCTCCCATCTCCTCCATTCCGTCGCTCGTCTGCTCGATGCACATCGATGCAATTCCTCTGCCATTCGCGTCACTGCTATGCCAATGCCACGCTCCCAGCTGCTTAGCAAATCAATAGCGCCTCAAAGCAGCCCACTTCTCTTCCACCGCTCCGCTCGTCAAAGCCGTGCCCATCCGTTGCCATTCGTATCAAGCCGACGCGTTGCCACTGCTCATCTGCGCTACTCTGTGCAAATCCGTTGCAAAGCAGTACTCCTCAGTGCTTCGCAGCGCCGCTGCCGTTGTGCGCCATGCCGCTGCCTATGCGCCGTAGCTCTTAGCTGGCTTGACTACCTCCCACTTGAATGTTCCCTTGCCGGAGTTGCGCCACTGGCACAGTCCGCGCAGGCGTCCGTAGCTCAGGCACTCCTTCACCATCGGCAGGAGCGTCTTGTCAAGCAGAATGATGCCAAATTCGAGGTGCGACCCAGCGGGAACCGTCTCGCTAGACGCGAGGGCAACGCGCTCACCCATGGGAGTGGATGCGCGCAGAGGGCGCTCGCACGTGGGGCCGACGTGTGTGGGCGTGCCGTCCTCGTTCAGCCACGGGATGCGGCGCTGGTCGATAAAGATTAGTCCGTCGATGGCCTGCTTGTAGGCACGCACCTTGGCGCATTCGCTTCCGCGCACCTTCTTCATCATCTTGGCCGCGTCCTTGAAGAATCCCTTGAGCTGGTAGTCGTAGAGGAAAGGCACGTCGTTATCATCGCCCACGGCCATGCGCGGGAAGACGGTGCGGCCCTTCTCGTCCACGGCCTGCACGCCGAGCGCCGCGACCTCCTCCTCCGTGCTCTTCGCGTCTGGTGCCTTGCTTGCGATGTAGTCGCGGTGCAGCTCCTTGTTAGCGGAGCTGGTGCCAAGTGCTTCCTCCGTGATCGTAAGGCGCACGCGGAGCTTCAGCGCCCCGATGCCGTCCTGCTCGGTCTCGTCCTTCTTGGTGGTCTTTGCTGCTGCCATTTCATGTCCTCCATGTCTGTAATGTCTGCTTCTTGCGTCTCGCCGCGCTAGTGTCCGCCCAGCGCCGCGATGCGGTCTGGCCCATCGCTCAGGCCGCAGAGGGCCATGAGCCCTGCCATGATGCCGAGGAAGATTAGGAAACCCAAGTACGGGTGGCGGTCTACCCACGCGTTTACCGTCATGCCCAGCGTTGCCCTGCGCGCATAGTGCCTGTGTCCGTAGTCAATCATTCCGTGCCCTCCCTAATCCAGTCATCCACCGCCGCCGCTGGTATGCGGATGCCGCGCTCCTGTCCGTGTGGCCGGAAAGCCGCGAGCCTGCCAGAGCGAATCTCCTTGTAGATGGTCGAGCGGCAGACTCCCGTGTACTTGACCGTCTCCGCCACCGAGTACGTCATGCGCGGCGGGAGCCCAGCGGCCACAGCCATCTCTAGCGCCTTTGTCTCCATGTCTCGCCCCTGTCTCTGCGAATCAGCCCCCTGCGTGACGCCGACGCCGTTAACGCGACAAAATCATGTGCGTGTGGAAAGGAGGGAGTGTCGGTGCATCAAGCGTAGGAAGTGCGTTTTGACGCCGACGCCACGCGGGAAGCTGACTCGCATATGTGCTGGTATAAGTGCTAAAATGGATGGAAGGCCGCACATCTGTAGCGGTCCTCCATGTCTTGCCCGTCTCCTGTTGCAGCAGGTGGCGGGCGTTTTTCCATATCGCTGACAAAGTTCGCGATATGCTTACTTTTTAAGCCCGATAAGCCAGTCAGCAGATATGTTGTACGCGACTGCCATGTCGGCCAGTGCCTTGGCGTTCGGCTTCGTGTCTCCGCGCTCCCACGAGTAGAGCGTCCCAAGCGTGACGCCTATCTTCACTGCGGCCTGCTCTGCGGAGAGGCCGAGTTCGTTCCTGCGTTCCTTGAACCTGTTGGACACCTAGAACCTCCAACTTATGTTTCGTTCCGTCGTTGCGGTCATCCATGCCGCAACGTCTGAGCGCTCCTCCTCAATCGATTAGCGCACGAGCATTCCAGCAGCGGTCTTAGGGGCCTCTCTCCCCGTCCGACGTACTGGGGTATCCATTTGTAAAAGTGCGGTTGTCGAAGTACGCGGTTCGCTTACCTGACACTGACCATAGTACGCGATTTGAGAACTTTTGCAAGTGGAAATTTGAAATAATCGGGTACAAGATTACTAAGTCAAAGGAGGCGCACATGAATTCGACCTCTTCCGTCTCTATAGGACTGCGTATCGCATCGATGCGCGGCTTCCGCAGGCTCACGCAGGGACAGCTTGGTGGCATGGTTGGCGTGACCAAGCAGACCGTGAGCGGATGGGAGCACGGCAAGCGCACCCCCGATTCCGATATGCTCGCAAAGATATGCCGCGCCCTCGATTGCAGCGCGGACTACATCATTGGCCTGTCAGACACACCCAGCGGCCATTTCGCTGGCTCCGTGTGACGGATAGAACATTAGTTCCAGTATTGGACATAAATTGCTGATATTTGAGAGGTGACCGACCATGCCGCGCCGCGCGATGCGCTCCGACTGGGGCAGCGTACAGGAGATAGACCGTGGCCGCCGCTACCGCCTGCGCTGGTGGCAGGAGACGCCCGACGGCTACAAGCGCTGCTCGGAGACCGTGCGCGGCACGCGCCGCGACGCCTACGACCGATTGGCCGAGATTCGCCTGGAGCACTCCCACGACGCGCCCTGCCCGACCGTGGGCGATGTGTGGTCGCGCTGGTACCGTCCACAGCTGCAAAGGATGGTCGATGGCGGAGAGCGCCGCGCGAGTACGCTGTATGTGTATGACTCCACGTGGCGCACGTGTGCCGCCCCGCGATGGGCGGACGTGCCATGCGACCAAGTGCGGCCACTAGATGTGCAGCAATGGCTGGATGGTCTCACACACAGCGCGGCAGACGGTGCCATGCGCATCCTGCGCCCAGCGCTCGACGTTGCGGTGCGCTACGGCGTGGTGGACACCAATCCTTTCCGCGAGCGCTATTTGATGCCGTCACGATCTACCACCGCGCGACAGGATGACGGCATATGGACGCTCGCGCAGCTGGGCGAGACGTGGGCGCGCATCCATGGCGCGTGGTACGAGTCCGCTTTCCTTCTCGCGGGCTTCGGAGGGCTCCGCGTGGGCGAGTCACTAGGCGTGCGCGTGGATGACGTGACCGACGCGACGCGGGACGGCGTGCCAATGGCCCTCGTGCGCGTGGAGCGGCAGGTGGGCGATTCTGGCGTCTCCGAGACGCTAAAGACGCCGCAGAGCAGGCGCACGGTGCCTGTGGTGGGCCGCGCCGGGCTGTGGCTGCTCGACCATGCGCGTGGTGGTGGCGATGGTGGATGGATGACTAGCAACGGTGGCGGAGAGCCTAGCGTGCAGAAGACCATGCGCCGCGCGTGGATGCGTGACGGCGGCGAACACCCATTCCGCAACCTGCGCAATAGCTGGCAAACGTGGATGCGCTGGGAGATGCGCGTGCCGCCATACCTCATCGAGCCCATGATGGGCCACGTGGGCCACGACGTGACTTCCATCCACTACGACCGCCCGCTCGCCGAGGAGTACGCGGACGTGATGGCAGAAGCCTACCGCGCCCACCCATTCGATCGCGCTTGGGATTGGGTTGGCTAGAACTTTGACCCATTTTGGGACGCGACGCCTTTAGTCAATCCATCTACCTGCGGATATGCGGAGTGTCCTAAACGAGCAGGAATTCCGTGATTAGTATCTGTATATCCTACACGTGCTCTGACGTGCGCGTCTTGTCCACGGAGTGCGCCACAGTGTGCCCATGTGTGCACACTTGGGACGCGACTGGGACGCGCCGCACGGCTTATGCACTGCCGCTCACCGACGGAAATGTGCCGCTCATGTGTAGGGGCGCCCCCATACTTGCATCTATGGGGGTGTCCCTATATTATAAAGATGTCAAGAGGGAGCGAGAGAAGGGACCAAACGATGACCACCGCAAAGCAGCAGGCATGGATGGACGATATCACCGAGCGCATGGATGCCAACCTCTCCGAGATTTTTAAGGACGCCATCGCGAGCGGAAGCACCGAGGACGAGGCCTATTCCATCATTTCCGCAATCGCACGCGGCATCGCCCACCAGACCAACGACTTTTCCGCCCACGAGTACATCTCCTACCTCGGCTACACCAAGCGCCTGAGCAATGTCGATGCGAAGACCTACACCCTGATGGGTGGCCGCGAGGATATCTGCTTCCGCACCGATGTTCGCGACTGCCACTATGGCCACTACGTCATCACGACCGACCAGACGCGCGCCCGCAGGGAAGCAAAGCTTGCCGCGATGCTGCCCGCTAAGAAGGTCCCCGCCTACCTGCGCCATCGCAAGTAAGAGCACCAAGGCGCTGCCCGCGCGCCGAATCGCGGGCACCCATACGATCTAGAGCGACACAGAGAGAGGACACATCATGAGCCACTACACGCAGACCGCAGAGCACATGTACGAGGACACGGACGGCACTGTCTATGACCTCACAGCACTGGATGACCTCAACGACGGTATGGGCGGATACCTGCACTTCAAGGCCACGCGCGGCGAGACCGAGGTCGAGATAATCACCAACCACGCTGGCGAGGGACGCTGGGAGGAAATCTGGACTCCCTTCGGCCCCGACTACAAGCAGGTACTTGGCACGCTGCAATATCGCATCCCCGACACCGACCGCGCGCTCTGCGCACAGCTGCACAAGATGGTAAATCGCGCCGACCAGCTGTAGGCACGCAAAGGCCCACCGCCACATCTACGCGACGGTGGGCCACAGCCCCGGCACACGCGGGGAGCACTTGCCCCTATCAAGGTAATACGGGCCATCCCCGCGAGCGCGGGGAACACTTGCAAAAACCCAACCAATATGGGTCATCCCCACATTGCGGGGAGCACAGCCAAGAATCTAGCACAAGGAGGTCAATCATGGCAACGACGGACGCGGAGAGAGCGGCCAATCGGCGCTATCAGGCTGCGAGCGTGACTCGCACATCGGTCAGGTGGTACCCAGCGGACGCTGTGCTGAGGGAGTGGGTGGAAGATCACGGCGGCAGCTCCTACCTAAAGGCCCTAGCGCGGGCGGACATGGACAGGACCAGTGCCACCACCGATGCTGCGCCCACCGATGATGGATGGCATGACTTCGGTGACGCATCGTATTACGTAGATGACGGCATGGTCACGCGGGCCACGGTCGGTGAGGGCCAATCGATGCTGCCAGCCTATCTCTACGTCAAGACGCGCGGCGGCGGGCTGTCTGGCATCGAGTACCCACGCGACGCGGGCGAGGTCGTGCGGATGCTGCTGAGTGGTCGGTGGGTCATCCACAGCTAGCGGTACAGCGGTGGTCTAGCAGAACCCTGTACAAAATGGCCCCGAAAAGTACATGGTTTCTCTAGGTGGTCTTACTCCGCGCTGCCAGTGTACCAACACAACCAGCGGCACGAAAAGACCCACGCAGTGCGCTTCAGTGAGAGGCGGCGTGGGTGTACTGGGGTTAGTATAACGCAAAAAATGCCCCGCCCACCAGCCGAAATGGCCGATGGACGGGGCTGGACAGCTAAATCTCGCCGCCTTTTAGAATGTCTTCCACGCTCACGGACGCAATCTTAGTCGCTATCGCGTAGCCGTCCACGGTCTTAGCGCGGAGCTGTACGCAAGTCATCCGGAGCACGCTCATCGCAAGCGTCTGGTCCTGCGTGAGCGCGAATGATACCGAGCATCCTACGCCAGTGCTCGCCTTAGTGATCGTAAGCTTGTCGCGCGTCACGTCGAACGAGTTTTGGCCATTCTCGATGGTCACAATCACGGTTGGCCAAGTGGTGGCATCCGTCAGGTCAGCACCAACAATGTTCAGCGTGATTTTTGGTGTTGTTCCCCTATACATGGGTTGCTGCTTTGTCATTTCGACCACCAGCTTTAGAAGCGGCCAGCGTTAATCGCCTGCTGCATCTTCTTCACGGTGTTGCTTGGCGCACCAAGGTAGCCGTCCGCATCGAAGCCATAGTGCCTTTCGAGCGCATTCACGGTCTGCTTGCCCATGATGCCGTCCGCAGGGACTCCGAGAGCGCGTTGCATCTTTGTAATGAGCTGCGAGCCCTGCGGGTGGCTCACCCACTGCCAGCCACCAGTACAGGCTTTCAGGATTCCGCGATTCGCAACCTCCTGCGAGGACACTACGCCATCTGCCGTAGTGCCGAAGTGCTTCTGTAGCGCAAGCGTAGTCGCCGCGCCCCAGTACCCATCGACCACGATTCCGCCGCTGGGCTTGCTCGCCTGCTTGACTGGTGCTGTAGTGACGCCAGCACCCTTATACCGCAAGATGCAGTCCCACCCATGGCGGTACGAGTACACGCGCCGCTCGTTAGTCTCGTATCCCGTCTGGTCACCTGCGCGTCCGCCGCTTGCCCTGCCGCGCTCGTCGATTGATGCCTGCGCGATGATGGCGCTGTGTCCGTGGCCGCTGATGACCATGCACACATGGTGCGTGTCGTTGAGCAGGATATCGCCGGGCTGAAGGACGCCGAGGTTCGCGGGAAGTCGCAGCCATCCGCGAGACGTGAGATTGGCACTGAGGTTGCCCGTGTAGGTCGCGGAGCCAGTATCGAATCCGCCCTGCTTCAAGGCCCAAATCACGAGCGCTGAGCAGTCCGTCTCGCCACCGTCATAGATATTCCAACGGTGCGTCTGACAATATCCCACCGACCACACACGGCACGCCTTGTCAATGGCCGCGATGGCCTTGCTAATGCTTGGCATATGCTACCTCCGTATCGTCCTCGTACACGTCATGCTCCACGTGCAGGCACCTAGGACACCGCCAGTCCTGCCGCATGGGGTCGCTTTCCTTGCGCCGCACCTCGACCATGCGCGAGCCGCACATGCAGCACGTGCGCGTGGTCGGCAGCGAGCTAGGCCGCGTCATGCGCACCGCTCTCGTCGCTGGGCTTATCGCTCGCGTCGTTCAGCGTTGCCATAAGGACGCGAAAAAATCGCTTGTCACCAAGCTCTGGGTCTAGCTTCACCGCGTTTTCCATGCACGAGACTGCCTCGTTGATGGCGAGATACACGATTATCGCGGTGGTCACTGGGGCCGAGAATGGCATGTCGATGCCGCCTAGCATCATGCCGTCCAGCACGTCACCGACCGCGATGATGCCCATCTCGCCCGTCTTGTGCCACAGGCCCTCGCGCATCTTGGCCGACTTGACGGTCTTGCCCTTCACGGCAGATGCGTATCCGAGCAGTATGTCCAGCAGCATGAGGAAGCAGAAGGCCGCGAATGCCACCTGCGCGAGGGAGTTGTCCCGAAGCGGCTGCATGAATACGTCGATAAAGATGGGTGGATGCATGTGTTACTCCTTAGTGTTGTTCTTTGCTAGCTAGGACGCCATCACGCCGCCGCGACATACGTGAGCGAGAACGCTATCCAGTTGCCGCCGCCGCCGCCCGACTTGTTGCTGACGGTGAGGGAGCCGTCCTGGTCCACATGCGCCATGTATCGGGCGTTGTCCCCGCTTGACTGCACGACACACGGCGTCCATGCCTGAGCGTCAGACGCAGGCGTTGGAAGGCCAGTCGCGATGGTGATGTCTTCCCACGCGGACGGAATCCCGCCCGAGGTAAAATAGTTTATGACTACCAGCCTTCCGACGCGCCAGAATCCGCCCGTGAAATACTTCTTCACGCTCGCGTCCGCGAAGGCGGGGCTTAGCGTGACGGGCGCGAGCTGGGATACGGAATCACCGAGCGCTTTGAGCGTCGGCAGCTGCGGCAGGAGCCACGTAGCCGTGGGCGTGAGGGCGTCCAGCGACACGCGGGCGATGGCCACATCGGCGATGGTAGCGCCGTCCAGCACGCTCGACGGGTTGTCCAGCGCGGGGTCGGTCGCGGTGGTGGCGGTCGTGCCCTCCTTGACTCCGAGCTTCGCGGACTCCGTGCCCGTGGATGCATCATAGGTGTAGCGCACGTAAATCAAGTCGTTGCGCTTGCCCGTCTGCGCGCCGCTGCGGATTGACAAAGTGTTGGTGCCGCTCAGGCGCACGTGACGCCCCTCGACCATGAGGTCGCACGGCTGGATGGTGAGCGTGTTCGCGTCGCTCATCGTGACGGACGGCACCGCGCCCAGCACGTACGAGTCGCTTCCGCAGATGCCAGCGTGCATGGCCCCCGCGTCCGCGCCGCTGACGTGCGCCGCGCCAGAGTGACCAGTTACAAGCTCGATTGCCATGTGCTATCCCTCCTACTGTGCATCCGTGGTCGTGGTGGTCGTGGTCGTTGTGGTTGGCAGGCCCTGCCCCGCGATAAAGGCCGTTACCTGCTGGTCGTGCAGCGCGAGCAGTTTGTTCCACTGCGCGGCGTGGTCGGTGCAGAGCACGTACTCCCTCGTCTGGCCGTTTTGATCTAGATACTGCTTGCGCACGTAGCCCGCCGCCGCGTCCGTCCCAGGGGCCGCGTAGCACTTTTGCGGGCACCCCTTCACGTCGCACTGGTACCGATTGAATCCGTCCTGTATAGGCACTATCTACTCCTTACCGTGGTCGTGTATGTGTAGCTGGGCACGCCGTCGCTAAAGCTCAGAACGCGCTTTGAGATGATGGCAGTGGCGCTTATGCCGCTGCGCTCGTCAGTGCCGCCCACCAAATCGCCCAGATTGAGCTGTAGGCCCTTGGATGCGGTATCGGTGATTTGCTCGTGGTCTTTCCAGATTTCCGCGAACTTCTTGCGCCCGTCCTCTTCGAGCTTCGCCGCGTCCTCAGCCGCCGAATCGTCGTATACATCCGCGAGCTCGTCCAGCCCCCTGAAGGTCTGCGTCTTCGAGACGTTCCCCTTCGCGTCGATGTAGAGGTCCACGCGCGTGCGATTTCTGAGATTGCCCTGCCCCAAGCAGACGAGGTGGTTGGTCACGTCCTTTCGCGTGATGCCCAGCTTCGACACACCCGCCTGCTGCTCCTCGTCGCTCGTGCGGTCTGCGCGACGACCGACCACCATGCGCACCTTCTTGGCCGCGCCGTCCCACGCGAAGGATACGGAAAGCCCGTGGTCTAGCATCATCTGCCAGATGGCCGACCACGCGCCCATGTATCGGCCCGCGTCGCTCTCCGCTTCGTCGCGCGAGCCCGTGAATGTGTGGGTGAAGCTTATGCCCGTGCGATGCTCGTCCACGACGTACAGGCTCGTGAGCCCAGTTAGCGCGACCACCTGCGCCACGCAGTCTCGCGCTTCTCCCGAGATGGTGAGGTAGTCGGAGCCACTGGGTGGCCCGATGACGTGGCGCTCTAGCACACCCGTCCACGTGTCTCCGACTATGCTAAAAAGTTCGTTGTCCGTCTCGCTCTCGAATCCACGCACGACGCCGCCCACGTCGCTACCTTCGGCGTAGAGCAGTCCGCCGCGCTCGGGGAGGTCGGTGCCGTACACGTCAATGGAGAAATCGTTCTCGTCGGTGCCCCACGCGAAATCTCCACTGGACGGCACCAGCACGCCCACGTCGTGAAAGCTCGCATCCGTGTATGTCAGCTCGACTTTGCTCGGCACGTCCGTCTCGTAGGTGTAGAGCACTGGGACGTATGGCACCTGGTGCGTGTGCTCCGCGCTCGTCAGCGTGACCGGCCCGCCGTAGGAGAAGGTGGGGTTTAGCACCTCCATGTTGCCCGTTGCGCCGGACGTGTTGAATCCGATTCTCGTGATAGTCATCCCGGACGGCACGACGCACGAGCCATCAAAGCGCTGCCACTGGTCTGTAGGAGTCCAATGAGGGAAGCCTACCCAGTTCAGGTTGCCCTCCGCGTCCCTGTACTCGACGAATGGCTTTAGGCACCCTTTGTCTGCCCCGCGCAGCGACGCGCTCATGTGGATGGTCTGGTTCTCCGTAAGAGCCGACGCCCCGGCGATACTGCAGTCAAGTTCACCGGTAGTCTTTCCGACATTGTACACGCCGTCAGTGTCTGGCTTGAAGTTCGCAGCCGAGACGTCCCAGAGGTTAGCGCTCATGAGAGCACCCCCACCGGCCAGCGTCTCGCCCTCGGCGGGTGCCCATGCGGCGGGCTCGGTGCCGCGCACGCACATCGGGAGCGCCGCGTGGACGGTGCCGGAGTTCGTTCCGAGGCCATGGAAGTAGACCTCGCGATGGTCGGCATTCACGATGCCGTACGGCATGACCACCTGCTGCCACTCCGTGGTCAGCTCAGTATCGAGCATGTACTTGCTGCCCCACACGTCGGAGTGTATCTTGTCCCCAGCCACGTCAGCTCGCGCGAAGAAGGAGAGCACGTACTCCGCGCCCGAGGTCACTCTCGCGTCAGCCCTGTGGGCGTCATTTGGGAAATAGATGCCCACCTCCTCCCCTGCGATGCCGATGTCCGCCACTGCGGCGCCCCAGAAAGTCTTGTCCGAGCGCTTTGCCCCGTTGTACCATACGGCCGTGGACAGGTCCCATGAGCCGACAAGCAGGTTGTGCGCTGTGCTATCGCTCATCTACGGCCACACCTCCCCCTCTGCCGGTGCCCATGCGCGTGCCACGCGACGAGGTTCGGGTACTGAAACGTCTGCGCCATCATGCCTCCAACCTGCACTCGACGGTCTCTCCCGCCGCGCACTTGCACTCCGCGCCCGTGGCGATGAGCTGCCCGCCCTTATACCAGCGGAGGATGCCGACCCGCGCGATGCCGCTCTCGTCCAGCGGCGTCTTGCCGTCGTACACGGTGGCCGCGCACCCCTGCGTGGTGTCGTATATGTCGAGCTTCAGTTCCACGGCAGCGACCCCCTTTCCTCGATGGTCTCCACGTCCACTGCGTACCCCTGCGGCCACGAGACCATGAGGTCTCCGGCGGGCATTGTCGCGAAGACGTAGCTTCCAGACCCCTCCACGCCGCGCCTGCGCGAGTCGAAGAGGTTCGTGCGCTCGCCGTACGCGCCGACCTTGTACACGCTCGACCCAACGGAGCGCCTGCCCATCGGGTCGATGACGATGCGCTCGCCCGCATCCGCCGCCGCGTCCACGCCGTAGTAGTTCGATGTGGTGGAGCGGCCCGTGGTGGACGTGACTTGCACGTACGGGCTCGTGCATGGGCCGTAGAAGGTCACGCGCACGGAGCACGGTACGTCCGCGTGGAAGGACTGCATTGAGCTTCCGCGCGACGTGCCCGCGTAATCGAACTCATAATCCGTCGGATAGTCAAAGCCCGTGGTGGAGGTCTGCGTGCCCGACTCCGCGACCAGCGTGTGGCGCGTGATGCGACGCCACGTGGGGTCAATGCTAAACAGCGTGAGTTTGCACAGCGCTCCGCCGGCGTCGGTTATCTGTCCCGGAGTTCCGCTCTTCACATTGCACGAGAGCTGCCAGCCATCGACCGATAATGTCCCGTACTTTCCGGCGAGTGCGTCTGCATATGTCGCTCTTGCGAAGTCGTTTGCTTCGGCCTTTGTCTTAAAGCGTGCCGTCACGTCGAACTCTGCCGACCCTCGCTTAGTGGTTCCAGTCGTATCGTTAATGTCGAACTCCCACGTCATGAGGTCGCTTCCCCACATGGCACCAGAGCCAGACCCGTACTTTAGCGAGGTGAGGTCAAATGACGTACCGTCTCCCGTCGTATAGGTCACCGAATGTGACACCTGAACCTCCCTACACGATTCTCCTGAGCGCCCTCGCGCTCATCGTCGGCGTGTTGCCGCTGATGATTCCGCCTAGGTTCCTGTCAAGCCACGCGATTACCATTTGCGCGCCTGCCGTGTCATCGCCAGACTGGGCATCAAGTGCTTCTGCCCACGGACGCAGGCCATGTGCGTTAAGCGGCGTGACCGCCTCTGGGCCAGCCTCACCAAAGACTGCTGCCCTGCGGAAGATTCCGCCCTTTGCGTACCAGCTGACGGAAACCTTTGGCACGGAGCCCGTCTGCGGGTCGAACTTCCCGCTGAACGAGAAGTGCGGGAGCTTGCTCACTGTAACGTTCACGTGTGCCGTGTACGTCCTCGCGCACCTGGATAGCGCGGAGCTGATTCTCGACGCAGCAGACGCCGCCGCAGACGCCGCGCTCGACAGCGAGCGCTTCATCCTGCCCATAGACGAGTTCGCAGCGCTCGCTGCGCGCGAGAACGCCGACTGCATCCCAGACGCCATGCTCGACGCCGCTGCGCTTGCCATCGCGCCGCCAGCCGCTATCGACGCCGCGCCAGCCGTGACGGCGCTTCCAATCGACGACATGGACGAGGACGCGCTGCTCGCGGCGCTCCCGACCTTGTTTATCGCGGACGCCGCGCCCGCGCCGCTCTTCCCTATCGAGCCGAACGCCGAGCTCATCTGCTTCGCGCCCGTGCCGCCGCTCTTCAGCGACGAGCCCGCGGACTTTATGGCGAGCGAGAACGCAGCGGCGGGTATGGCCGCTGCGCCGAGCGCGACGCCCAGCGCCGCAATCCCGACCGCCGCAATCGCCGCGAATCCGCCCGTGAGCGGCATCGCGATCATGAGCATCATCATGGGCGCGACCAGCATCAGCGCACCAGCACCAGCGAGCATGAGCGACATTCCGAGCAGCATCATGGCCGCGCCGGCGACGGCACCGCCCACGCCAAGCATGAGCACGCCCGTGGCCAGCACCATGACGCCTACGCCTGCGAGCGCGGCACCCAGCGCCGCTGCGGCGAGCCCTGCGGCGAGCACGACCAGGCCGATTCCGCCCACCGCCGCGCCGACGCCGAGTATCAGGCACGACGCGCCTATCGCCGCGATTCCGACCGCCGCAGAAAGCCCGTACGACGCGATGGTCGGCAGCTGCGACGCGAGAATCGCTATTCCGATGCATGCCAGCGCGATTCCCACGCCAACGCCCAGCGCCGCTATCCCGAGTGCGACGAGTCCGACCGCCCCCACAGTGAGCGTGGGCGCGAGTATCATCATCGCAAGCATGACAGCCGTTATGGCGACAACCATCAGCCCGAACATGAGCATCGCTCCGTTGCCTGCTCCAGCCACAGCTATCGCCGCCTGCGCCATGAGCATGAAGCCGTTGGCTATGATCATGACGGCGATGCCAGCCATGAGCAGCGCCGCACCAAACGCCAAGAATCCAGTGACGTTTGCCGTGAGCGTTGGAGCCATGACCATAAGACTTATCACGAGGGCTGCGACCAGACCAGCCATGACGCCGAACATGACCATAGCGGGAGTTCCTGCTGACGCGAGCGCAATCGCTGCCGTTGACATCGTTGCGAATCCGTTTGCGATGAGCCAGATTCCGGCTCCGATTCCTGCCGCAGCGACGCCAAGGCCAATCAGCTTGGCCGCGATGTTCTCGACTGGCGCGCCAGCGCCGTTCGCCGCGCTTCCGGCACTTCCAAACGACGCTCCAATCTGACCAATGATGCTAGACACACCGCGCGCGACCTTCAGCGCAACGACTAGCTCGACGACCTCCTTGATGTGGTCGGCGAGGAACGACAGGATGTCTGCGAGCGCACGCGCGACCTTCCCAAGGACGTTGAACAGGGGTGCGAGCTTCTTCAGCTTCTTTGCAAGACCCGTCGCCATCTTCCCGAGGTCTTTACCGCTGTTCGTGGCGTCTGGCACTGGGCCGAACCCGTCCATGAATGCGTCACCGAGCGCCGCGAGCGAGCTCGTGAGCGCCGAGACGTCGAAGTTCTTGACAAACCCGCTCACGAATTCGGTCGCGCCCTTGAACGCGCCGTCAACGACGGACTTTATTCCCTTAATCGCGCCGACTATGTTCGACTGCCCGATTGCCTGCATCATGTTCGCGAGGCCCTTGGTGAAGGCGTTTGAGAGGTTGCTAAGCTGCGTCTGCACGCCGCCCGTCGCGCTCTCCGCCTGTGCGGCAAATGACTGGAAGCCATCCCCGCCCTGCTGGTCGAGTTTCGTTATCTCGGCCATCAGGTCGGACATACTGACCTTGCCCGACTTCAGCGCCTCGTAAAGGCTGGTCGAGTTCGCCTTCGGCCCGAGCATGCTCTTGGCGAGCTGGTCCATCTGCGCGGGAGCCGCAGACACCAGGGATTTCCAATCCTGCATGTCCGGCTTGCCCTTTGAGAGCGCCTGCGTGAACTGGATCATTGCAGCACTTGCTACCTCGCTGCCCTGCCCGCCAGCAAGCAGCATGTCATTGAGTCCAAGCGATGCCTTTGTCGCATCGGTAAGGCTCATGCCCATGGACCGACCCGCAGCGTACACGCCCTGTACGGATGCGGTCATGTCATCCAGCCGCGTAGGAAGCGTGCTGAGCCTGTCGCTCATCATGGTAATTGCCGAGGTGGCCTCGTCAGTGCCAACACCAAGCGACGCCATGACCTTCGGGAAGTTGTTGAGCGTGTCAAGACGAGATATCGCGGAGCCCATGGATGAGTTAATTTTGCCGGCTATCGCGCTAACGCCCTTGCTAAGCTGATTGCCGAGAAAGCTTCCAATTGCTATCTTGCCGATGCCCGTCTTTAGCGCCGAGCCGAACTTTGACCCGAAACCACTTCCGCTGCTCTTTGCCCGCTTGCTCCCAGCAGACTCTTCAAGCGCCTCGGAGATGGCTTTCTTCATGCCGTTCGTACTCGGCATGATGGTTATGTATGCTGTTCCGAGCTCTGCCACTACGCGCCTCCGTCCATCTTCGCATCCGGCAGCACGTTCGCGAGTACGGCGTCAACCTCTGCCCGCTCCCGTTCGACCGTCCTTGGCCTGTTCTTTCTCTTCTCGCGGTCGCTGGGGAGTTCCAACGGCTTAGGAGGCTTCGTCCCCTTCTTTGACGCGACGGCCCACAGCACTGAGCGCACGTCGTACTCGACAAGGCGCAGGAGCTGCTCGGAAAGTCCCCAGTCCTCGTCGGGGTTGTACTTTCGCCTGACGCGCGAGCCTTCTGGAAGCTGGGCACAAAGAGAGGCGGCACGGAGAACGTCATACGTTGTCTCCGTACCGCCTGTCATGGCCCAAGCATCAAGCCCGTAATACTGCTGGAAGTCCGCTTCAAGCTCGTCTGGGTAAGACTCCGCCACGTCCGCGAGGAACGCTAGTTTTTTGCGCTGCCCTCTCGCTCAGAGATTGCAGCCATGAGGTCTCCCATTGCGTCGATTGTGCCGCCAATCTTGTCGGCAACATCATCGGCACGCCCGCACAGCACGCGATCTATCGCCTCGCAGAGACGGTATGGGTCGTGCTCGCCTGATGCGAGCGCGCGCTGGGTCTTCCAAGAGTGAACCTCGCTAGAGTCATAGGTGACCTTCACACCGTTGTAGTCGAACGTCACTTTCGCCTGAGTCTTGGTAGCCATGAGTTATCGTCTCCTAACTAAGCGGCAGTGGTCTCGGTGGACTGGATGTAGTCCTTGCAGCCAGAGCCGTTCGAGTCGGTCTGGTACGTAAGCTCGACCTCACGACCTGCCGCATCGTCCTTGTTAAGGCCCATGTCATCCAGCGACGTGACATTGCAGTCGGGGATGACCTTGCGCCAATGGCGGTCATTCTTCATGACGAGTTCAAGCACGACGGACCAGTGATCGCCAGCGTTGCCCCAGTTGTGGTCAACCGTGATTTCGCCCTTGGAGTCAGTGACGTTCTTCGCTCCGAACATCAGAGAGAGCGCATCCTTGGTAATGGAGATGAGCGTGCAAGTAATCTTCTCCGTATAGCTCGACGCCTCGGACGCGATTACGGTGTCTCCGCGCTCGTCGCTAACAGAGTCGGTGGTGTCGATATCAACGGACTCCTTCCAGCCGTCATCAGACACATAGCCGACATTTACAAACGCGGTGTTAAGACTGGTAGTGCGGTCGGTCGGGACCTTTGTTCCGACCGGAGCAATGAACATGTACCCGCCCTTGACGCCACGAACGGTGGAAACGTCGGCAGGATTATTAGTGCGAGAAGCCATCTAAACCTCCTATAGGTTAACTGTCATTTCGAGCACGACGCGGTACCTCGCGCCGTTGCCCTGCGCCCATCCATCGCGGCTCATGGTCTCGACGCTGGACGAACTCAGATTTCTGTCAGTGGTAGCCGCCTCGGTGAGTGCGTGCGCCGCATCAATCGCGATGCTCTGCGCTTCCGCATCAGACGCGCCCCAACAAAGCAGGCCAATGCGCGGCCTGTCGAAAAAGGTGTCACACCTTCCACCCTCGCGTTCGACAAGCACAAGACGTTGCGGGCGCTTCTGCGGAATCTCTGTTGACACTGGAACCGTGAGCGACTTAGAGAGGATATCGACCACGAGCGCAACAGAATCAATCGGCTTGGGCGTTTCGTCCATTGACGCGCCTCCTAGAAGCTGTGTGCGAGCGGGCCAGAACCAGCGCCGCCACGCATCTCGTTCCACCACGCGGCCTCGTTTGACGTCTTGGCCCTTGCGTGGCACCTAGTTCGACCAGCCCTCACATCTGCTGTGTAGCTCGCGCCGCTAAACGACGCCATGCCGTCTGCCGCTGCCGCATAGGTTTGTGCGTAGCCAAGACACATGGACTGGACGGCAGACGAGTTCCTAAGCTCAATGAACCCCGATATGTTCGGGACGAACTTCGTGTCACCCATCTGCCCTCCCCACGTCAACCAGCATGTTCCACGCGGTTGGGGCCATTGACTCAACATCTGGTTCGCCAATTACGTCAAGCGCATCGTCAGCAGACATTCCACGGCCAACGAGCGCAACCCTGCAACATCGCAGGGTCGGCCCGCTGTACGACTTCGGGAACGCTATGCGGTACTCGATCGTTGCACCATCTGGCCGCTGCACGTCCTGTATGTCGGCTGTCGTGGCCGTGTGAACCAGACACCCGTTGACCGTGGCCGCAAGCGTCCATGAACAGGTCTGGTTGCCGTGGCTGTCAACACCAGACTGCGAGCGCTCGTAGATTTCAACCGTCTCGCCAATCATCGGATTCCCCCATATGACGGAATGACGGTTCCGAAGCTCTGCGACATGCCAAGCGAGCGTTTGAGTGCCTTTAAGGTGTCACGATCGAAGTAGGCACTGCCGCTTGGGTTCGCAAACGTGGTCGACGCCGAGAAGCCGTTGGCCGACCAGCTGGCCTGCGTCGCTCCGCTCACGTCTGCGCCGATTCCGGCCATTACCTGCGGGGCAAGGGCCTTACGCACGGAGTCTGTAACGAGCATTCGGCACATCGCGTACTGGTCATCGGTGAGCGTCTGGTTAGACGTGATTCCACAGACGGCACGCAGCTTTGCGCTCTGCTGGGCGAGCATGGCGCTAACCCTCTCGTCCGATGAGCTTTTGTCTCCGCTGTCAACGCGGTACTCATCGACCGTTGCATACATCGCGCCAACCATTTGCGCCACCCCCCTACTCCGTTGTCTGCTTCTTTCGCGCGGTCTGTGACTTCCTTGCGGCAGTCTTCTTAGGCCTTTGCTCCTTCGTGGAGTAACCAGCGGCGATTAGGGCATCTGCCACGCTGCCAGCAGGAACGTCAACCTCAACGCCCACTGGAGATACAAGCGTCACGCGCATGTCTACGCCGTCACGCCATCGGTGAGAAGCACGTACTCTGCGGCGTCCTTGACCACGAAGGAGACCTCGACCTCGAAGCGGACGGCGAACATGTTCTGCTGCCAGAGGTTGATGGTGCCGCTGGTCGTGGTGAGAGTAGCCTCCTCGGAGACGGACATCTGGATTCCCTCGACGCTGTAGAATCGCGCGTCAGAGAAGTCGCCAGCGATGCCGACAATCGCAGGCTTACCGGAGACGTACACGCCCTTGTTCACGCTGACGTTCGCGCCGAGGATGCGGGAGATGCCGTCAGACGAGAGCTCGTTGAACAGCGGGTGGCCCGTGCCGTCGGTGACGCCGAGGAGCATGGTCTTGCCCTTCGGCGCGAGCGCGATGCCGTCCATGATGCCGTCAGCGGTGGCGATGGCGTCCTCGGCAGTCACGAGCGCCTTGTACTGGTCGGACTTAAGTGAAACCTTGGTGCAGCCACCCAGCACGTCGAACCCGTCACCGGGGGCAGAGGTGCCAAGGATGGTCTGGTCGAACTTCTTGCCAAGCGCGTAGGGAAGGCGGTTAACGCACTCCGCGTAAAGCGCGTTGGCGTCACGACGGAACTCCATGGAGAACGGCTCGATGACCGCAAGCTTGTGCGGCTTCACGACCTTCTTGCCAAACGTGTGGGTCGCGACGGGCTTTGCCGCAGTCTCATCCACCCACTGCGCCTCGGGCTCTCCGGTGATGGTCTGGATGGTGACTCCGCTGCCGGGGATGGTCGAGTTCTGCGCAAGGGTCATAAATGCGGACTGGTTGAGAGTCTTAGCCCAAATCTCGTTGGAGACCTCCTGCGGGAGTGCGACGCCAGAAGTGCCACGATTGATGTCGATTGCTGTCATTTTTTAATCCAATCTGTCGTTTGTCTACTTGATGCTGGAGATGGCCTCTGCGAAGAGGTCAGCGGTTGACTTGCCGCCGCGTCGCGCGGCCCCTCCCTTGTCAGCTGGGGCCGTAGTGTTGGCCTTCTTTGCGTACTCGGCAATGGCCTTCGCGTTGGCGGTCATAGCCTCTTCGTCATCGCCGCTGATGAGGTCGGCGGGGACGCCAGTCTCCTTGCTCACCTTCTGGCGCAGCTCGGAGCGGGCCTTTTCCGCCTTCAGCGCATTCAGCTCGTCAATCGCCTTTGCAGACTCTTCGCGAGCCTTTTCAAGCTCGGTCTTCGATGCCTCTTGTGCCTCGTCGTACGCCTTTGCCTTCTTCGCAAGCTCGTCGTAATCGGCGTACTTCTCGCGCGTCTCACGACGCACCTTGCCCATCAGCTCGTTCACCTCGTCCTGCGTGAACGTCTTTGGCTCCTGCGCCTGCTGGGTGCCGTTCTCGTCGGCCATGTCGGCTCCAATCTCCCCCACGTGGGGGTCGTCGTGAATCCCGCCTTTGGCGGTCGTCCATCCGTGTTTCGCCCACGGCGGCGAGATATGAAAAAGGCCTCCCGTCGGAGGCCTGATTCATTGCTATTGATTGCTGCGCTTCCGCTTTTTCACGTTCTCGAGATGCTTCGAGTGGTCCTGCTCCAGGTACCGCTGGTAGCCCTCGTCGTAGTCGTGCCTGTCGTAGCCTTCTACGATTGGGTCTTTAGACCACGACGGCACGACTGCGCATCGGCAGTCATCGTGATAGTGGTCGTACTCTCCCGCCGACCTCTCGCTGAGGTACACAAACCCTCGTGAAGCGAGCATCTGGCAGAACGGGCATCCCCTCGGATAGCTTCTGGAGCCACGCGGAATTCGCGCGAATCGCGGCTTTCTTGGGTCTATGCGCCCATTGGCAAACAGGGTGTTTCCAGCGGCTCGTTTCGTCTCATAGCCAAGTCTGCGTTGGAGCTGCGATGACATGATTGCAAACCCATCTGCCGCCGTGGCGTCATATGACGCGAAGATTCCGCGAGTCGCAGTCTCCGTGGCTGCTGGTACATGCGCCGAGTCCTCTACGCCCTCGTATCCATCGTCACCAATCTCACCCTCGCGCAGCCCCATATAGAACAGCTTCGCGAGGTACGCCGCAGCGCTTGCAGAACTCCCGCAGAACGCGCGCATGATGGCTGCCACAGAGCTTTCGGCGTTTTGACTGCCATAGTCTATGCGTGAGAGCGCGTCCGCCAGCTTGCTCTTGTACGCGACGCTCAGCGATTCAAGGCCATCGGAGAAGTTATCTATGTACGAGCGCGGTATCTCGCTCACTCGTCAGTCTCCTTTGTCTCGTCGTTGTCTGAGCCCTCTCCGCCTTCGCCAACCACCTGCTTTTCGCCTTGGTCTGCCGTGGTCGGCTGGAACGTTGGCTTTGACGAGAAAATTGACGATACGATAGACGCGCTTTCCGCGTCCTGCTTCTCTGCTACAAGGCGGTCTATGGTTGCCTGATCGAGTCCAACCCCCTCGTAGAACACGCGCGTACCAACGATTGACGAGTCAAGCGCGCCAAGCTTGCTCCATGCATCCGCGCGGCTTGCCATGGTCGGCATGGATGGGTCTCTGAACGACGCCATTACGCCGTTCTGCCCATCGGTAAGCTGGTCGAGTCTAATCCCGCCCGACACGGCCATCATGAGCCGCGCGACCTGCCAGAGCGAGTCCTTTAGACCATCATTGATGCCTTGCACGTCAAGGATGAGCGGGTCGTTGCTTGCACTGAGCGCGTCAGAGCTGGTGTAGGTGTTGCCCATCACGCCAAGCTGCGCGAGCGGGACGAGTGACGCGCCGGAGAAGCGCTGGGCGTCATTCTCGTATGTCGCGATAAAATTCTGCGCATCTCCCGCTGGGAACTGCCCGAGTGTCGGCGTGTCCCCGTCCTCGTCCTTCGAGAACGCCCAAAGCGAGCCAAGATACGCCCTGAGCTTCTTTGCCTCGTCGGTCACGAGCACGGGCTCGCCCGTCTCATCGTCAACCACTGGCTTTCCGTCCTCGCCAATGAGCGGCTTTGAGAAGAGGTCTGCCGCGATGCCGGTAGCCCAACGCTGCGGAGTAGTGAAGAACTCCGCTCCCACGTCCATGCGCAGCACGTCGCGCACGGCCTTGTCTACGATTGACGTGAGCTCTGGAGTCAGCACTGGGTGCCCGAGCGGCTTGTCGATATCCGCGTCGTTCACGAGAGGCACCATGAGAATTGAGCCAACTGGGTTCATCTCGTCTGACTCAACGTACCAAGCAGATGTTCCATAGTCACGCTGGAGCACTGTAACCCTGTCAGGCATGTGAACGACGTAGCGGCTCGCCCTGCCATCGCGATCTACGCCAGCAAGCACTATGCCAGCGCCAATACCGTCCGCATCCTTGTCCCAGAGCATGCAGCACTGGTTTGCCGAGAACGCACGCACCTTTGCGGACGGTTGCCCATCAGAGCCGCGCATGACCGTCATTGCCGAACAACCGTGCGTAAGCATCGAGCGTGTAGCCATGCGCACGAGCTGGCGCATGCGATTCTGCGTAACTAGCGCGTCAAGAGTCTGGTCTGACTTTCCGCGAAAAACGAAACCGTCAAACAGTGAGCGGTTCACGCGCACGTCAACGGCCTTCTGCGCCCACCCGACCACCTCATCAACGCGCTTTAGGTTTGGCGGTATCGCAATCCCAAAGTCCTTGACGGGGTTCCGCATCTCGTAATATTGCGTGAGCCTCGCGTTCCTCGCGCGGACGGATGCCCACGTGTCGAACAGGTCTCCGACAACCTGCCTGATTTCCGCTGGGATGCCGCTTCCGCCTGGCACATCCATGTTCACGGCGTCATAGCGGTTTGAGTGCTGCGTCACAGCATCACCTGCTTTCTTGCTGGGTTCCTTTTCGTAGTGCGTACGGCCCAGACGGCTAGGGCACACGCCTCTATCGGCTCCGATTTGTGCATTCCGTCGTTGCCAAAACCCCATCCACCGCTGTGACCTATGGGTCGGACGGTTGCGTTTGTAGCCGAATCGTTAAGCATTTGTTGGCCCGTGTGGCTTGTTGTTCCGTCTTTCATGCCGTTCAACAGCCCTGTTGCGGCGGTAATCACGTCTCCTGCGTTCGGTCGCACCACATATCCGCGCGGACACCCAAGCGCGTCAAGCTGTTCGCAGAGAATGCCCGCCCCATTGAGCCCATCCACAACGACACATGCGGCCTTCCTGCGCCTTGCATACAAGGCTTCTGCAAGCGCCTTTGTTCCACCAGCCGTTGTTCCAAGCTCTACCAGCTCGAATGCAACATCACCTGCGGAGTTCATCTTTGCACCTGCAAGGGCATACGAGCTTCCGTCTGCCGTGAACTTGACGGCAAGCGCCGTCTTCTTCCGATACTTCGTACCAATCGAGCTAATCTGCGTCTTGCTCCACAAGTCGTGAGGTATCGCGGCTTGTGACGTTCGAGACGGAGTCCACCATCCAAGGCGCTCACGCGCAAAGTCTTCGGGAGACATGGAAAGCTCTCCCTCGATGGCCGTCTCTTCAATCAGCGTCCCGAGACTTGGGTTTGTCTCGTACCACCTAGCGCGATCTGATACGTCTCCAATCTCGGAAACGGCCCATTCCATCCATGCGAATGGAGGCTCCTCGTCGCTGTGAGCCTTGTCGTGCATCGTCGTGAACACAGTTCCGGGACACTCAGGGTTCGGCGGCGTGCCAAGGTATATGACCTGCGTATTGTGCTTCGAGCTTGCGGAGATGGTCGGGAGCGATGCGGCCTGCTGCGCCGCCGTGAGCTCCTGCGCCTCGTCGTACACGATCACGTCATAGGAACGGCCACGCGCGAGGGAGTTGGTACGTGTCGTGAAGCGGATGTATCCGCCGTTCTCCAAGTAGATTGCCTGTTGCCCGTTGGTCTTGCGCACGGCCTTTAGCATCGCATGCAGCTCCGTGTTGTCCTCGTCCTCGAAGACGTTGGACAGGTCGCGGAACATCTCGTCGGCTGTGTCTCCGTGCTGACAGGTGTACAGGATCTTCTCGCCCTCGGCCACGATGCCGTAGAAGCAACGCGAACGGGCGTCCCATGACTTGCCGTTCTGGCGTGGGACGGACAGCGCGACTGCGTGGTATGCGTACTTGTCGCGTGCGTCACGCGCGAGAAGCACGTCCAGCACGTGTTGCTGCCATGGCAGCGGCTCGCCAAAGAACTCGCTCGCAAGCTGCGTGCCCATTGGACCATCGGTGGTGGTGTATTTCATCGGGAAGCGCTCGAACGTCGGCGTCTGCCTGGCCTCCATGCACCACCTCCGCTATCGGCTATCCCTGGGCCTTGGCCGCCTTCCTCTGCCGGTCAGATATGACCAGTGAGAGGACGGACGCCTTCTTGGAACCGCTTGGCTTCTCCGTCTTTGCGTCGAAACTAAGGCCCATCTGCGCCTCGCGCGCCCTCAGCTCTCCCACCTTAGAAAGGTCTCCGTCGTACCACACGGCCATATGAACCAAGGCCGTGTCAAACAGGAATTGCCACTGACGGTCATCCCACGAGTCGGTGGCTGTGGAGTCACGCCACGCCTTATACCAACGTTTCGTCTCCGTACACCACGGCTGACCCTCAACACTTGGCAGATTTGGCTTTTTGCCAGACATGACTCCACATCCACCTCCATTTGTCCTTCTGGAATTAGAACGAGCTAATTAAGATCCAGAACGACGGCCACCTGCTGCGGAGCGGCTGTTAAAGCGGCTGCGAACTCGATTTGCAATGTTACGCACCGCAGCTCCAATCCTCTGAAGCATCTCGTCCTCCTTTCTCCTATCTATATGAAAAAAGCCACCAGCTGAGGTGGCTTTGATAGGCGCTTTCTGTCTTCAACTATCTAATCGATCTCATCCATGCCGGCCCATCGACATACAGACGGCCAAAGCGCATCAAGCGGCGTGTTCTAAGGAACTCGTCAAGCTCGTTATGGTCATGGAACCAGACGCACACATAGTCATTAGTGTCTGTAAAGGCATGCCCGCGACCATCAGCTCCTTCAAGCGCCTCTAGGATGCAATCCGCCTCGGAGAAGCTATCGACTTCCAGGCTGTCCGTCTGCTTTAGGCTATAAAGCGGAGACCTTCCAAGACGCCCAAATCGCGGCTCTGCTGGCCTTTGTGCCCTGTGACCATCGCACACTTGCGGGAATGCCTTGGCAACGCGGTCACCTGAGATCACATCGCCGTCTCCAACGATTTCGCGCCACTTGTCATGGCTCTTGCGGTCACCGAAACACACGCACATCACCGCATTGCCATCTGTTGCGACTGCCCGCCTCCGCTGTTCGGCCTTGTTGCGGCGCTGGTAGTCGGTCTTTCCGTCAACATCCGATGGCTTTGCCGAAGACATCTCGGCCAATGCTCGCCCACGCTCTAGCTCGACTTCCACTAGCGGGAACCACTTCTTTAGATAGGCGAAGTCCTCTGGAAGCTCCCTGCTCATCGGCTCTACGAATCGGTAGTCAATGCCATCAAAGCTGCGGCCCCAAATGTCATAGTCGCAAGGTAGGTCAACATCGTTCTTATCAAGAAGTTCTACCAACTCCGCCTTTAACATATCCGCTATCGGTGACACCTTGTGTGTGGTGCGCTTCATGACGCCATTGCGGACAAAGCTCGCCCTGCGCACAATCGAGTCTGCGGCACGCACGCCATCGGCCACCCATGTGTCTTGCGGCAAGCCAAGGTCATCTTTGATTGCCGACCATGTATCGGAATAGCTCGGCTCAATCATGTCAAGCTGAGCTATAGCGCGAAGCCTTGCCGGTGGCTGGTCAATCCCTTCTGCGATCATGCGGTAGAAGCTCGGATGTGGATATCTATGAATCTTTGTGCCGAAAAGCTTCTCATAATGGGTAATCTCGTCATCCACAAACGCAAGATGCGGAAGATACCAGAGATAGGCGGGAATGACCTCTATCCCAGCATCCCTGAGCGCACACCACGCCCCCAACGAATCCTTGCCGCACGAGAAGGCAAGCAGGACTGGACGGCCTTCTGCCTTTAGCCTTGCTATCACATCAGCGCTAGTCGGTTGCCCCTTGATTACGGTAGGCATCTTCGAACCCTCTCTCGCATCCTGTCATCTGCTCCCAGGGCTCTATAATAGCACTTTTGACTAACTTTAGTTATACAGTCTACGAGATTGTTATCTCTTCCTCGCCTTTTCTAGCTACGATCTCCCACCCAGCAGCCCTAGCTATGGCGGCGAGTGTCCCAAGGCGGATATCAGAGCCCTTGGCAATCGTCGTTCCAACGAACGTCGATGAGCGGCCTATCTCTCGCGAGATTCCCCTCGCGCTTTTGCCACTCTCGGCCACCATTTTCTCTATAAGCTCAGATGCATCCATGCCCACCATACTATCACGCACATAACGATAGTTATGCAAAACATAGGGCGTAAATAACTTTGGTTATCGGGGGGAGAAAAGCCCTAGGCCGCGGGGATGGCCGCCGGGCCACCAGCGAAAGACCCCCCTACCACATTAAAAGTTTTATGTCAATAATTTTTTTTGTGATTTTTTTGTGATGGTATGCCACAGCAGAACGCTTGTTCTTATCACCAGTCTGTCGAAGCGCGCGGCTGCTCGATGCTACCAACTCCATGTCTCATGTCGGCGAGCACGCGACGAGCAATCGCACACCACTGCTGAGGACTCGACGCGCCGCCGACTGACAAGACGCGAGCTTGCACCTGCTTGACCAAAGACACTGGCTTGGTGCTGCGCCATGCATTGCAGCAGCGATGGGCAGGCAGGCAGTTGGATATGTCAAGCGGCGAGCCGCCAGCGGCAACAGGGACAAGCTCATCAACCACGCCTTGTGTGGGTGACATGTGCGGCTGCTGTGGATCTATCGGAAGCCCGCATATCCAGCACGGATAACCGGAGCCAAGCACCCTGGCCCTCAACCTATCACGGCGCCATCCGTTGGCACGGCGTGGGTTGCCACCCCCCTGGTATCTGCTCATCCCCCGGCCACCACCAATGCATACGAAGAAGGGCGGCACCGCCACACTGGCAGCACCGCCCCATCACATACATTTCTAACAACGATATCAGAATAGCACACATGTTCGCGCGTGGCGTGTAGAAATTGTGGAGATACGAGAGTTGCGCTAGAATCGTTCGCAGCGGCCTCAAAACCGCTTTCCTGTCGCTCGGCGTGCTGGGGACCTCGGAAATCAACAGCACACTGGGCGTTTTTCTTGTTCTCCATGGGCTACCCCTTAATCCTCGTCACGCCAACGAAATAGCTAGTGAAAAGGCCCGCCGCCGAGGACACTCCCCAGCGACGGGCCAATCCATGACGCCTACCATCCACCAATCATGTGCGCGATACCAACTGCATCCGTAAGCTCCACGGCACGTCGCGCAATGTCGCGCGCGTGGGTCTGCGAGACGTGGCAGCGACGCGACACCTCGGCCCACGTCATGCACCGAAGGTAGCGCGCATCAACCACGTCAGCGGCGGTGGCTCCCATCATCAGCCCGATGCGCACGCACGCGAGCTCCGCGTCCTGCACAATGCGGCCCAGCTCCGCAATCTCGGAGGACAGCTCGGCGCAGCCGTCCACAGTTTCCATGGCCTGCCGACCAACAGGGTCCGAGTGAACACCCACCGATGAGCGGCCCGCGCCGCTTGCCCAGCGCTCGCATCCAAGCTCGGCCATGCGCACCTCGCACTCTGCGATGCGCCCTGCGGCATCACGCACGGCGTCCCACCACTCCTGCGCCGTCAAGGGCACCACTCCAATCTATCCACGCGGCCACATCCAGCACCACGCGAGGAACGCGAACACCAGCAGGACCACGCCGAACAGCACGACGCTAACAACGTCGCTCATAAGGCATCACCTCGCAAACTCCGCCGTGAAGTGCGGAACAAGCATGTGGCTAATCTCAAGTTCAGTCCCGCAGAGCGGGCAACTGCGTTTGTGGTCGTACAGAACGTGACTCATGTATCCCTCGTAGTCGCACACGGCATCGCCAAAGCCGTTAGTGGAGGTGGCGTCACCAAACTCCCAGTCAACAAGCATCTTGCGCCCGCACTTGGGGCAGAACACGCTGCTAGTCATCGTCGCTCACCACCCTATGCCCGCACTGCGAGCAGTACCTCATGCCATGTGCCCATGCCGTCGAAGGATAGAGCGGCGCGTGGCACACGGAGCACGCGCTGCCGATGGGCTTGCCGCGACGCTCGCCAGTGGTCACCACGTGGCACGTTGGGTCAATCAAGTCTGCCACGCGCTTGCTCACGTCCGTCCACGCCCAATCGCTATCGAGGTCGATGCCAAGCGCTTCCACGAACGCCATGATCCCGTGAGCCTTGCGCAACCTTGCCGCAATCTCGATGCGCTCATCGCTGGTCATCGTCATCGCCCCATTCGAAATCCTCAGCATCCATCCACGTGAGCATCCAGTCATCGGCGAAGCACTTTTCCGAGCAATAGCAATTAGCCACGGCAGACGGGCCTATCTTCGTGTAGTGATGCCATTGCAGCCAGTTGTCGAGAGCAATAAACCCGCCGTCATCCAGCTCTTTGCCGCATACGACGCACCGCAGCTTCTTCGCGCTAGTCATCGTCCACTACCCTTGCCCCGCACTCTTCGCAGTAGACAGGCGGCTCGTCCGTACATGCCCGCCATGCGGTGTGGCCGCACGTCAGGTGGAAGGCGGAGCCGATTGCCTGGTTGAACTCACCAGCCCTGATAGGCCCTACGGACTCCACCTCGCACGTCGGGTCTATCAGGTCGGCGAGACGCGCTAGAACGTCATTGTCGAAAACGTACGAATCGTCAATGCCATCTCCGAATCGCCATCCGTTCACGGCAATCTCCAAGCGTTTCCACAGGTAATCGGCGCTGTTGCTCTTTGTCTTTGCCGCTGTGCGCAGTCGCCTTGCTATCTCGCGGCGCTCATCGCTGGTCATCGTCTCTCTTCCTTCCTCTCGAGCAAAAGGCCATGCACTCCGCGCTGTCCTTAGCCGGGCAGTCATGCGTGCCCTGATATGCGCAGTCAAAGCACGGCACTACGCGGACGAAACCAAGGGAACGTGCGACATCGCTGAACTCGTCGCTCGGCTCTGCCGTTACGCCGATTTTCACCGACACGCTTCCTATCGAGCTGTTCTCGAAGTTAGCCATCGTCCACCACCCTTGCGCCCACTCCTCGCGAAGTCAGTGCATCCCTCAGCAGCGCTGTGGCAGGCGTTCGGGCTGTCGCCAGCCTCTACCACCTGCCCGCCAATGTCGCACATGTGCACTGGCCACCCAGCCGTCCACGGCCATATCTCGGCCTGCTCACGCTCGCGTGCCTCGTCACGGACGAAATGCACGCATGCGCCGCATGTGTCGCGGTAGTCTCCGACCGGCCTCATCAGTCCTCGCCCCCGCCCGTGACGCGTGCGCCGCAGTTCGGGCAGAACTTGGGCCACGGCTTGAGTATCGGCTGTCCGCATTTCGAGCAGTGAGGAAGTCGCATGCTCTCCTCATCAAATGGGACAACCTCGCACGTCGGGTCTATCAAGTCGGCAAGGCAAGCGATGATAGCCACCTCCGTCGTTGGCCGTGGTGCCCCGCCTGTGAGGATTGAGTTTAAGACCTCGCCCAATGTGAGGTGCTTTACGCCCTCGCTTGAAATTACCCTCATTGTCGCCGCCACCTCGCGGCGCTCGTCGCTAGTCGGTGCTGTCATCGCTAGTCCTCCAGCTTCTTTGCCCACGCGCAGAAACCGTCGTCGTGCGCTGGTCGGTAGCACCCGCAGTGGTTCGGGTCGCGGTAGCATAGCCCGTCCTCGCGGTCGTACAGCTCGCAGTCCTTGCAGCGGACAAGCTCTCCCACGTACTCTGGCATGGTCGCGCTCAGCACGCGCGTCCGCCATATGCTCTCGTCACTACTCATGCTCGCTAGCCCTCTCTAGCCCTTCCATGCCGATTTGCTCGCAGAACTGCGCGGCCATCGCCTTGGCGATGCCGGGGAACGTCCTGCTGCGCACCTTCGCCCGCTCGTGCGGCGGCAGGCTCCAGGCGTCCGCGTACCACGCGGGCATCGTGTTGCCGCTCTTGTATACGCGGCGCGGCTCTGGCTTCACGACGTTCGTCGGCTTTAGTGGCTTTAAGCCCTCAAGCCACAGGCACGTCTTCTTCTCGTACGGGTCTCCGAACTCGTACGGCTGCACTATCTGGTCTGGCTTGCGCCACGCCGTGCTCATCACGCCAACGGGATTCTCGATGCAGACGTGCGGTGCCCCGCACTCCGCGAAAGCCATGAAGAAGCGCTCGGCATCCTCGCGCTCGCGCTTTCGCTCGCGGGCCTTGTCCCCGTAGCGCTCCTCGTTGAACCACCTGTTGCCCGTAACGGTGAGGTACGTGCATGGCGGGTGGGCTATCACCAAGTCCCAATGCAGCTTGAGCATCTGTAACGCATCGACGTTCAGGTGCATCATCGGGTAGCCCCCCCCGCAAGGCTCAATGTCGCATGAGTACGCCTCGTGCCCGAGCCTTCTGAACTCCGTCGCGACGCGCTGCGACTCCTCGCACGCAATCAACACGCGCATCACTCATCGCCCCCGTCCATCGCGTCGGCTATCGCGTCCAGCTCGCGCAGCTTGCGGATGCGCTCCGCGAGGGCGCGCGGCTTCTCGCAGGCGTCCCCGTCCACGTCCACGCGGTCGCACCACGCATCCAGCTCGTCCGCTATGCGCTCGAAGCTGTCGGGGGCAGTGTGGGTCAAGTGCTCTGGCCAGAGGGAGAAGAAGTCTCCACACACATCGAAGCAGATGCTATTCTCGCGCTCGCTGAGCTGGATGCGTCTGACCTCGGCCTTGCGCCCATCGTCCAGATACACCGTGTCACCCACGTGGATGGGCGCTCCGTCCGCGTCGCGTGGCAGCTCGACCAGCTCGCGGTCGATGCGGTCCGCAAGGGCGCGCAGCTCGCCGGTCGCACTAGTCATGGTCGGCCCTCCTGTTCCATAGACGCTTGGCCTCCTCGATGCACGTATCTGCGCTCCGGTGGTGCATGTACACGACGGGGCCTCGGGCCGCGCAGTTGGGGCAGTAGACGAACCACTCGCCGACGGGGCCTTTCCTAAACTCGGGCCGCGCGCTCCTGCATCCGCAGAACGGGCATGGCTTTAGCTCGTCGCTCATGCCTCCTCCATCCCCTCAAGCTTGGCGGCGTACTCGGCGATGGTCTGCGCTGCGCCGTTGGTCAACTCGCCGCGCTCGATTACCTTTGCGACCATCTCCGTCAACACGTCCTCGACGGTCGGCTCGTGGTGGTGGCGCTTGTTCCGAGCAGCCGTCCACTCTGCGTTCTCGCCGTCGATATAGAACAGCACATCGCTACCGATGCCCTCCACCGTCAGCATCTCGCCGCTGTCGCACCACTCCATCACGTCCCCGATGTGGATGTACTCGCCGTCCGCGCTCTTCGGCAGCTCTACCATCTCCGCGTCGATGCGGTCTGCGAGGTCCATAAGCACGTTGTAACCATTGCTTCCACTTAGAAACAACATGTTCGCCGCAGCTCGTATCTCGTCGCTAATCTTTGCCATCTTCGACCGCCTTCCTGAGCATCATCCTCTTGGCCATGTGCCAACATTCCTTGGCCTTTCTGAGGTCCTTCCCCTCGTCATCCTTAAGCCCAGCCCTGTCTAGGTACTTCAACGCGGAGCCGACCGCGAAGTTGACTGCCATCGCTGGCGATATGGCGTACATCGCTTCGATGCACTCCATGCCGTCGCTCTGGTAGTGCGAGGGGTGGCAAACGTCGCTACTCTTCGTCATCGTTTGCGACCTTCTCTCCAATGACTCTCATATACGTGACGCTATCTAGGTTCACGGCGATACGGAAGCCATCGTTATCGTAAAGCTGGAGGAACCCAACGTTTCCAGACATGCGCGGGAACTCTTTAGTAACGTCTCCGCTTACATAAACACCGCTTCCGTCAACGAAGCGAATCAATGTTTTAGGCAACTTAACTCGCCTATACGCACGCCGCACCTCCTCGTTATCGCTTTTGTCCATAAGCAGTCCTCCATTCATCCATGCCAGCGGTGGTGGTGGCCACTGGACTATCCGATATTTGCTAATGATTTATGCGCTCGCAAAACGCAACGCCGAAGCACGCGGCCATGACGGCTCGCCCAACCACGCGCGGTGGGTGGGCTTCTGCCGTCCGCGTATGTGCGCCACTCACGCCGTTACGCGAATGCCAGCGAGACGAACCACAGCGGCAGAATTTGGCCGTTTCGACCACAAGCGCGAGTAAGCGCCCACATCGCTAATTTCGACGCCTTAAATCGCCTTAGAATCGCTCGCGTGCGAATCGCCCATGTGGGCATGCTCCGGCGGCACCCACGCCGTGAATTCGGGCGCGCCATCGGCATCGCCGTCGCACGTCTTGATCGGAACCACGTCGGCCACGACGCGGGCGGCTCTGGCGTTGTCCACCCATCGCCTGCCGCAGCTCTCCACGACGTGACCATCGACCACGTAGTAGGCCATCGCTGATACCTCCATTCGGCAATTCATGCCTTTCGAGATTTTTTGTCAGTAGCTATCGGGAATTTTTGGCACATGTGTTTCCGTGTTGCCGAAAATGTTGCCGTGCGGCAACATGCAAAAAACAGCTGTTTAGCTGCGGAAACGTTCAAAAACGTTGCCGAGATGTTGCCGAAGATGACGTGACTTCCTATAAACCCCTATAACTACTCTTCTCTTTTTATGTTTATGATTCTTGGAAAAAGACGGCAACATCGGCAACATCGGCAACAAACCGCAGGTAGATGGCCGTTTTTGAATGTTGCCGTGAATCGATTTTGCGGCAACATCGCGGCAACATCGGCAACATTTCTAGGGCTTAGGAATCCAGACGCGCTGAACGCCATACGATCGCGTCCGCTTCTTTTCGGCCTCTCGCATCCACCCATCGCACGAGTCCAT